CAGGTATTAAACAATGTATAGCTTCACGGAGCTTACAGAAAGAAGTTAGTTAAAGACAAGGTAACAATGTATAGTGCATTTCACATAGTAGATGAACTTTGCGAAATTAAAGGTGATCTATCTATGAGTGAAGATTATGCTAGAAATCCTATGAGCGGTGGAGCAGTTGTATGTATTAGACCTAAGTTTGAAAACTGGTCAATAGAGTTTACTATGCAATATGACAATACATATTCACTAGAGCAGCTAGTTAATTTTATCAATATGGGTGGCTTCGGTTGTGGTATTGGATGCTGGAGAGTAGAAAAAGGCGGAATATATGGAATGTTCCATGTTGAATAGGAGGAATAATGAGAAGTTTTCATTTTGATAACGAAAAGAAAGAATTGAAAGAACAAATGGCACACAGAATTATATCAGCATTTTTAGATGGGCTTGTATGTGCATTGAATATTGCGTTAATGATTGAGAGTTTTAAAGAAGGAGATTCAATATCAGGGCTTATATGCTTAATTCCTATAGTACTATGGGGGAGTTTAGCAGTTTTGGAAGTATCTTTTATGAAAAAAAATATTGAACTATCAATAGACTTCCTAAGGGATATGTTTAAAATCAATGAATTATACAGAAAGCAAGATATAGAACTCTTAGAGAACGAAATAGAAGCACTAAGAGATGAACTAGGTAAGGCAAAGAATACAGAATTATAAAACGTATTTTATAAAATAACAGCAAAATTATAAAGTACAGAATAGAGGAATAATATACATAAGGTTTCAAACAGAAAACATTAGTAAGTAAAACTTTCGTTATGAAAGGGGAATACAAGAGATGACTATAGAGGATGTTAAAAAAGAACTAAGGAGATATGAACACGATTGCAAGCTTATTGGAGATTTTGAGCAGGAAGTAGAGTTCTATAATACTAAAATACTAACTTGTACGGCTCAACTTAGTGGTATGCCTAGAGGTAGCTCGGTAGTTAGAGATAAAATTGCAGAGTACATAGCTAAGCTGGAAGATCTAAAGTGCGAAAAGTATTCTCGTCTTATAGAACTAGAAAATAGAAAAGAAATAGTAGAAAAGACTATAGCTCAATTAAACCAGCCTTTTAAAAGACTATTACATATTACTTATATTCAAGAGTGGGAACGTCAAGACGACGACGGCTCTATGAGGTATGAAATAGGTCACACTCTTACTGAAACGTCTTACTTAATGGGCTATGTTTATAAATATACATGCAAGCTTCATGGTATTGCATTAAATGAGTATTTGAAAGTGAGGGAGAAATTATGAAGAAAAACAATTTTTTAGAAAGCATGGAAAAAGTATTAAATGAAGATTACAACAATTCAGTAACTGAAAATGGAGCTTTAGGATATAGAACAACAGGCTATGAAATCTTGGATTTTAATTTTAAAGTTTCAAGTTATAGAAATGAAAGCGCAGATGTAATCATAAACGATTTTATGAAAGTGTTTTATGAGGACAAGCTTACAGCAATGAAGTTCTTATTCTTTATTAGAGATAGAGAAGAAGGACTAGGAGAAAGAAGATTATTCCGAATTATCCTTAAACATTTAGCTAATACAGAAACTGAAATAATAAAAGCAATATGTCCACTAATTGCTGAGTATGGTAGATATGATGACTTACTTGAACTATTTGATACACCACTTGAAGATTATATAATTATGGATGTATTAGGTAATCAGATTAGAACAGACTCAATAAATTATTCAAAGAAAAAACCAGTTTCTTTACTTGCAAAATGGATGCCTAGTATCAATGCTTCAAGCAAAACACAAAAAGATAGAGCTAAAAAGATAATCAAGAAATCGGCTATAAAAGAAAAAGAGTACAGAAAGTTATTATCAATCTTAAGAAAACACATAGACGTAACTGAAAGAAAAATGTGTGCTAATGAATGGGGTAAAATAAAATACGAGAATGTACCATCTAGAGCTAACTTAAATTACAACGGCGCTTTCTTAAAACACGACGAGGAAAGAAGAAGAAAGTTCTTAGAACAAGTACAAAAAGGCGAAAAGACAATACATGCTGGTAAGTTATATCCTCATGACATTGTTCACAAATATATGAGTTCTGAAGGATGGTACGGATATAGTAGAGCATTAAATCATTTTGATACCACTTTAGAACAACTATGGAAAGCATTGCCTCAAAAAGAAATAGCAAATACTCTAGTTGTTGCTGATGGAAGCGGTAGTATGACATCAACAATAGGAAAAACAAATGTTACTTGCTTAGATGTAGCAAATGCTCTAGCTATTTACTTTGCTGAACACAACAAAGGAGAGTTCTACAATCAATACATTACATTTAGTGAAAGACCACAATTAGTTAAATTCAACAATAACGATTCTTTACATGATAAGATTGTAAAATGTTTATTACATAGTGAAGTGGCTAATACAAATATAGAAGCGGTATTCGATTTGATACTAGATACAGCTATACAAAATAATATGAGTCAAGATGACATGCCTAAGAATATACTTATTATCTCAGACATGGAATTTGATAATTGTGTAGAATGTAATGGTATTAGACGTAGCCCTACTAAAAAGCTATTCAATGAGTTTAAAAAGAGATACAAAGACAATGGCTACAAGCTACCAAAACTAATCTTTTGGGATGTATGCAGCAGAACTGGAACAATACCACTTAAAGAAAATGATTTAGGTGTTGCTCTAGTTAGTGGATTTAGTACAAACATTGCTGATATGGTTATGAATGACAAGTTAGATCCGCTAGAAATATTATTAGATAAAGTTAATTCAAAACGTTATGAAAAAGTTGAAGAAAATTTAAAGAATGTATTGAATTTATAGTAAATTCGTGATATATAATAGGAGAAAGATACACACAGCGATTTTAAGTGCAATTGGAGCCGTAGGTTATTAGTTCAAATCTAATATTCCCCGCCAATGGGGAATTAGCTCAATTGGATAGAGCGACGTATTAAATGTATCTTGTATATGAAAAGTCCATACAGCAATATAATACAATGGTAAAAAAATTATTTGAAAGATGATTTATGTTGGTTCGAATCCAATAAACTAGCTTGATGCTAGTTGTGTTTACTGGACTTTGTAAAAATAATGAAAAGTTCTAACAGCAATTTATTTTTATCAATTCAGCCATTTTTTGAATTAATAAGTAGAACTTTGTATATATAATACCTCTTAAAAACAGAGGTATTTTTTTGTTTTTTATAAAAAGTTGACAAATGTGGTTGAAAATAGATATTGATTAGTGATATAACTATAATTGCTAAAAGACACACATAAATTGTATTCATATAATACTCCTTTTAATTTACATAGCCACCAACTCTCCTGCTTTGTTGGTGGTTTTTTTATTTTATTTGGAGTAAATATCAAAGAGAAGTCAAACTCTTAAAAATAGGAAGTGGTAATTATGGCTAATGAACAAAACCTTAGACCCGTTAAAACCAAGAAAGAAGCAAGAGAGAGAGGCAGAGCGGGTGGAATTAAGTCAGGTGAAGCTAAAAGAGAAAAGAAGCTTTTTAAAGAAGCAATAGAAAAGAAATTAGGTAAAAGCTTAGACAGTATGATTGAGGCTATGATTAAACAAGCTCAAACAGGAAACGTACAAGCTATTACATTCTTAAGAGATACTATTGGCGAGAAACCTACTGACAAGGTAGAAGCCGAAGTAAATACAGATGTAAGTATAAACATAGAATTGACTGATGACGAATGAATGTAAATATTAAAATATCTAAGAAAGTATTTAATGATGTATACCTGCCGTACTTAAACAACACGGACAGGTATTTATTATTTTATGGCGGTGGATCTAGTGGAAAGAGTTATTTTATAGCTCAGAGATTTATATACAAGCTGCTACATCCAAGCAGATGTAATTTACTTATAGTACGTCAGACAGGAGATACAAACAGGAAATCAACGTTCCCGCTTATGAAACAAGTAATAAGCAACTGGAATCTATCTAAGCATTTCAAGATAAATGAATCAGATATGAGAATCAAATGCTTACTTACTGGTAATGAAGTAGCGTTCGCAGGACTAGATGACGTAGAAAAGATTAAGTCTATTACGTTCGAGAATGGCGAATTAACCGATATATGGGTAGAAGAGGCAACAGAGTGCCAAGAAGCAGATATAAACCAATTAAAGGTACGTTTACGTGGTGGTAAGAGTAAGAAACAAATGGTACTTAGCTTCAATCCTATCAATATACAACATTGGATCAAAAAGCATTTTATAGACAGCGGACTAGCAACAGTATGTTTTAGTACATACAAGGACAACAAGTTCTTAACAGATGATGATAGAAAAGCACTAGAGGACTTACAGTACACAGATATATACACTTATGAAGTATATTGCTTAGGTAAGTGGGGTATCTTAGGTAAGACTGTATTCGATGCTAGAGCAATTCAAAAGAGATTAGATACAATACCCAAACCAATTAAGGTTGGGTATTTTATTTATGATTATGACGGCTTAAAGATAAGTAATATACGATGGGTAAATGACAAGGATGGCTATATAAGAATATACCAAGTACCAAACGTACCTAAGATGACTAAGTACTGTATTGGTGGAGATACAGCGGGAGAAGGAAGCGACTACTTTACAG